TCGCCCCCGGTAAGACGGAGCACAAGAGCACCGCGTACATCCGCAGCCACTGGGCCGGTCTTCCTCCCTACGACGACGTAGCGGCACTGTGCGATGCCGTTGATGCTCTTCAGGCCCTCGCCTCCCTGATGACGAAGTGGAGCGGATGCGCAAGACGGTGCAGGACAACGCCGCCACCGGCCGCGCCATCACCACGGAGGACCTGCTCCGGCTGATGGACTCGCACGACGCGCTGAGCCGCGCCGCCCCCACCCCGCCGCCCGGGCTGCTGGAGGCGGTGGCCCAGGTGGATGGAGCATGCGGCATGTGCGGCGGGAAGCGCGTCCGCCGGACGTCGTGCTCCATGTGCCACGACAGCACGTGGGACCACGAGTGCGACGACAAGGAGGTCCCGTGCCACTGGACGGGGCATGCCGTCATCGACCAAATCCGCGTCGCCTTCGACGCCGCGAAGGGCGGGGAGGCGTTGGTGCACTGCCCGGGGTGCAAGCAACAGGCGCCCGTCACCGAGATTCACACGCGCTGCACCATGTGCGCAGCCCATGAGGACGAGCGCACGCGGAACGCTGCGCTGGAGGAGAGCCCCGACGCCGAGGACGCCGCGACGTACCGCGCGGCGGTGGAGCGACTGGACGACCGCGCCGGGAAGGCCAAGGCCGCGCACGACGCATGGGGCAGCGACCCGGAAGGGGCCGTGGCGCGGTGGGTGCTCTACGGCGATGGCGAGGCGCCCGCGCCCCGCGAGGTGCTGGACAAGGCGCGGGTGGTGGAGGTGCTGCGCGAATCGCGGGACCGGCACCTCAAGGCCGCGCAGGAGCGCGCTGGCACCAGCCTGGAAATGGACCACCGCGCCATGGCGGACGCGTGCACTCAGGTCGCCACGCGGCTCGGCCTCACCCTCGCCACGCCCCCGTCTGGGCCGGGAGGTGGGGAGCGCGCCATGCCAAACGTGGAGACGCCCTTCACGCCCGAGCAGCGCGACGCTCTCAACGCGATGATTCAGGCGAGCCCGCTTGGCTCCCGCGCCCGCATCGCCCCGACGCCCACGCAGGACGAGGCGCTGACGGCGGCCCTTGTCGCCGTGGAGATGCCTGCCACCGTCGAGGAGGCCGAGCAGGTGATGCGCGAGGCTGGCGTGGACCCCGCCGCGTTTCTTGCGGAGACGATGGCCCACGCTGAGGCCGTCAAGGCGCGGCTTGCCTCCCAGCCCTCCGCCCCGGACGTGGTGTGGGAGCATCCGGACAACCCAGAGTTGGGCATCCGCGTCTTGGCTGACGGGACGATGCAGGACGGCACCAGCCACCCGCAGAACTGGCGCAACATTGCGAAGGACATCGCCCGCGCGCTGGCCGAGGCGAAGCGGGAGACGGTCCCTGTGCTCAACGCCCTGCGCCAGTACCAGCACCGTGACGAGCGATGCCTCACGGAGACTCTGACTCGACTGGTGGATGAGCGGGTGACGCTGCCGCAGAAGGCATGGAGAGAGGCCGCCGAGTCCATGCGCGAGCGGGCGGAAACCCTCGCCTACTCCGCCGCCGCCCACTGCAAGGACCAAGGACACAAGGAAGTCCTCCTTGCGGTGGGTCACCGAATCGCAGACCTGCCGCTGGAGGAGAAATGAACCACACGTCGCCGTTTGGCCCCATGGCGGGGCCCGTTGCTGAGCCCAAGCCCACCATCCGGGAGAATGTTCAGGAGGTGGAGACGGGACAGGTGCGCGTCGGAGGTATTGCGCGGCGCTCTGTTGTCCGCATCGGAGAGTCGTACACAACTCCGACCGGGCAGACGAAGTGGTGGGTGCAGAATGCTAGCGACGGCGAAGGCGGCGCGCGGTTTGGATGGGGGCCAGCGATACGCATGCACGCGAAAACCATCGTCGCCCGCTGGCCGGACGTAGAGGAGTAACACCGCCACCCCGGGCCGCGCTTTTGGAGGCGGCCCGTTTCTCACGTATAGTGTGCTTATGAATGCGCGCATCTACCTTGCCGGTCCGAATCAGCATTCCCTGTGCAGCTGGCTTGAAGGCCACCACGTCCTGGAGTCATTCGCCAATCATCTTGGAGGAGAAGACTGGGACAGGAAGGACGGTGACAACGGCAACCTCGCACGCTACCGCTACACCTTTGCGTCGATGGCTCTGGATAGCGGCGCATACAGCAACATGACAGCGCAGAAGCGAGGGGCGAAGGATGTTGTGACGCTTGATGGGTACATCGAATTTGCGACCAAGCATGGCGCATTCTATGATTGGTGCGCTGTCATGGACGATATCATGGGCGGCGCGGATGGGAACCGGCGCAATTGGGTGAAGTGTATGAACGCCGGAATCCCCCGCCTCATGCCCGTCTTCCATCAGGGAGAGCCATTCTCGCTTCTTGATGAGTACTGCGCGGGTGCGGATTTCATCGGCCTCGGGTTTCAGCGGCCAATTCGCGACGAACAAGCATGGCTTGACGCCTGCTTCTCTCGAATCCCTGAGTCTAAATGGGTCCATGGGTTCGCGATGACGGGTTATCTCCGGTGGCCATTTCGCAGTGCAGACAGCACGACGTGGCTGCATGAAATGCTCGCGATGGAAAAGGCTTCAGGCCAGGGCCGTAGCGCGCTCGCCTACCTCACCAAGCGCGAGCTGACGGAGTTGGTGGTCAAGAAGTACCAACGCCAGTGGCGGCAAGACCTGTGGCGCGGCACGTTCGGCAGCGCCGCAGGTCGTGGCGAGCAGGTGGATATTGAAGAAGTCATCGCAGAACTGAAAGCACTGGAGGCGGCATGAACACGCATAGAGTCACCATTTCTCGCCGGTACGATTTCGAGGCAGCGCACTTCCTTCCTCACGTCCCTAAGGGACACAAGTGCCTGCGCATGCACGGACACTCCTACGTGGTTGAGGTCGAAATCACGGGACTGGTACAGGAGTTCGGAGGCGAGGCAGGCATGGTGTGCGACTTCGACCCGATTGACGCCTGCTGGAAGAACCTCTGGAGTCGAATTGACCACACCGTCCTCAATGAGTCCTGGACGCCAAACCCCACGGTGGAGATTTGCGCCAAGCTCGTTCACGACCACTTTGCCGCGAACCTGAATGCTCCCTACGAATCGATTCGCATCGTCTATCGCGAGGGTCCGCGCTCGACATGCGTCTACCCGCCACGGGGTGCCGAGTCATGAGAAGTGGGAGTCTTGAGGACAGGGCCGCGCTCTCCGCGCAGGCGCAGCATCGCGAGACGCAAAAGGCCATCCGCGCCGAGCGCATCCGCCTCTACTGCGCGAAGAACGAGGACATGACGAACGAGGGCGCGGCTCGCGCCTTCGGCGTCCATGTCTCCGTCATCCGCGCAGCGCTTGGCAAGCCCAGGGCCAGAAGGAAGCAATAACCAGAAGAGACGCGGGGGTGCGCCGTGAAGTACCCAGCCGACGAATACGAGCAGCTCATACGTGACAGCCTTGCCCGTGGGTACTCCGCTAGGCAGGTGGCGGATGCCGTTGGGTGCAGTGACACCTACGTCCGTCGCGTCCGCGACGGCATCCCACGCGGCAAACCCGGCCCCAAGCCTGCGCCTATCTTCCAGCGCAAGCCTCAACCCGTTTCTTCGGTATCGCGACAGATTGAGGCGCGCAACAACAGGGAGGACGCCGAGCGCATGGCCCGCGCTGTGCGCCACTGGCTCAAGAACGATGACCTTGAGTTGCAAGAGGTCGCGGAGATGTACGACGTGAGTAAGTCCGCCCTGATTGAAGCGCGGAAACGGCACCGTGAGGCCGCGTGAGCAGCGCTGAGGACAAGAACGGCGGGCGCGGAACTGCTGGCCCCGCCCGCTGCAAGTTGGAGCACCTGCAAGCCCAATTCGGATTCCGCGTCCTCGTGGGCCCGGAGTCCCGCCCCGAGCGCTGCGAAGTCTCCCACCCGGGCTACCTCGCCCGGTGGCGCAGAGTGGCACCTGACCTTTACGAAATGGAGAGCACCAATGGACGCGAAGGAACTGGGGAAGAGGATTCAGGCACGCCGGAAGCACCTCGGACTACGGCAGGTGGACGTAGAGTCCAAGTCTGGCATTTCTAAGTCCATGGTGGCGATGGTGGAGCGTGGACGCCGCTCAGCCACGCTCAGCCACGCTAGGGACGCTGGAGCGCATCGCCACGGCCCTCCAGACGACTCCAGCCGCCTTGCTATCTTGGGACTTGGCGCAGGAAATGGGCGGGGCCACGGAGTCTCTGGTTGCCTACCTCTCCGCCAAACGCGCCACGCCCGAGCAGGTCCGCCGCGTGGAGGCCCTGGCGCGCGTCCTGTTGGAGGCGGCGTGAAGGTTTTGGTTTTCGGCTCGCGCAACCTCACGGCCCGGCACCTCCCCGCGATGCGCAAATTCATCGCGACAGAGAGCATGCAGAAGTGGGTAATGCTGGAGGACCAGAACGCGCCAGAGGGGTGGGTTGAGCGTCCCATGCCGCTGCCGCTCGAACTCATCATGAGGGCACGAGACAGCGGGGACATTCAAAGCCTCATGCCAGATGACGCCGTGGGCCTTGGGCGAATCACCCTCATCCACGGCGACGGACCGCCCGGGAAGACTCCGGGGGCCGTGGGCGCGGACAAGCTCGCGGAGATTGCCGCCTCGCTGGAGTGGCCCGACACGCGGCGATGCAGGCGCTTTCCGCCCGAACAGGGCCCTGACGAGTCCTGGGGTCAAGCAGCGGCCCGGCGCAACGCTGCGATGGTGGCGCTCCGTCCCGACCGTGCCCTCTGCTTTCACACCGACCTGGACCGCTCGCGTGGGTCGGCCATGACGGCGGAGTTTCTGACGAAGGCGGGGTTGCACTACCGCAACGTGAAGTTGTCCAACGCAGGCGAAGTTCTCACGGTGGAGGAGCGATGAAGGCGATTGAGCGAGTTCTGAAGGGCGACACGCGGAAGGTCACGACAGAGCAGGCCGCATACGAGTTCCGACAGATTCGACAAGCGCTTGCCGCTGGCGAAGTCCTGCGCGAAGCCATCACTCCGTTTCACGACGCGGTGAAGAACAAGGACATGGAAGCGGCAACGGATGACGAGTTCGCCCTCTGTCTCGCAGTGGCGACGTGGGACAAGGCCACGGAGAAGCCATGAAGCGTGGAAACAAGGCGTTCGGCACCCTCCTGCGCCACGCACGGGAGCGCGCAGGGAAGTCCCAGACGGACGTGGCGCGCTTCCTCCGATGCAGCGGCCCGTTCATCTCCGACGTGGAACTCGGGAAGCGTGCGCCGCTCGTCCGCTCCAAAATCCACGATGTGGCGCGGTTCCTCGACACCAGCCCGGACGGCCTGATTGTCGCCGCCGCGCAGTGGCATGGCGTCTACGAACTGCCCATGGGCCTGGACCGCACCCGCGACGACGTGGGCGCCGCCCTATCTGCCCGGTGGGAACGTCTCACTAGAGAGCAGTTGATGCGCATCATGGCGGTGCTGGATGGCGAGGAGCCGTAAGCGCCTTACGCCATCTCCGAATCTCCGAGGGGTCACAGTGATGTGGCCCTTTGTCGTTTCTGGAGACACCCCACCAAGTCCTCCCCTCGCAGCCATAATACCTACCAGTAGGGTGGATTTTGACTCACCACTCCACGGATAACCCGCAGAAAGTGGCGTAGCATTCTTGACGGGATAGTGGCCCTTGGTACTATTCAGGGGTCGCCAGTTGTTCGAGAGCTGACGACGCATACGCGAGAACCATTATGCCCCGCTCCGGGATGTCCGTGCTCGAACCACGGCCCTGGCAGCGGGGCTTCTCGTTCCGGGGGCCAAATGGCCGTTACTCCAAGAGAAATGACACCGCGAGAAATCGCGCTGCGTCAGCGTGCCATTGAGGCTGAGCGGAAGACGGAGAAACTCCGCGCTCACTACGAGACTCAAATCGACCAAATGCGAGAGGCGCAGGCGAAGCGCGCCAATCCGACGACGAAGACGATTGTCCATCGGGTCTTCGACTCCTACACGGAATCGCAATTGCGCTCCATGGAAGCGGATATCCGTCGCAGGGCTGGGGATATCTGGCGGTGCCAAGTTGTGGAGTTGAGGAACGAGATTGAAGCCCTTCGGGCTCGCGTTGACGCTGGAATGTACCGCCGCACGCAGATGATGTGGCTTCTGGGCATCATCGTCCGGTGTGAGGACGACGAGTCCATGAGCGACGATGAGCACGACCGGCTCATGGACGAAGTCATCAAGAGAGCCCGGAGTATCCTGTCTGTCGAGCGTCTCGCCCGCGCCAACCGGAGGCCCCTGTAATGGCCCGCATCCGATCCATCAAGCCTGACTTCTTCTTTGACGAGGAGACGGCGACCCTACACCCGGACGCGCAACTTCTCCTGATTGGGCTGTCCACGTTGGCCGACAGGGACGGGCGCCTTGAAAACCGACCAGTGCGCATCAAGGCGGCCCTCTTCCCATACCGCGATGTGGACGTTGAAGCGCGGCTGTCCGACCTCGAAGGCGCTGGCGCTGTCATCCGCTATGAGGCCAACGGCAAGCGGTGCTTGGCGCTGGTCCACTGGTCGCGGGACCAGAAACCCCACCCGAAGGAGACATCCTTCGACCTTCCGGACCCTCCCGAGAAAAGCCGTGAAGTTTCACGGCAGGATTCGGATACATCCCGTCGAGTCCCTGTGGTTGTTGGTTGTGGTAGTGGATCTGGGAGTGGTTGTGGATCCTCTTCTCCCGCCCCGGCTGCCGCCGTGTCGGATGGTGTGGACGACTTGCCGGACGCGACAGACGACGCGGTGGAGGAGGCCAGCCAACCCGCACTGTTCGCCGCACCGGCCAAGCCCAAGGGCCCGCCCCCGGAAGCCCTGCGCGAAGTCTGGAACCGCGTGGCTCCACCTGCCGGGTGCCAGCGCTGGGAGGCCATGTCCAAGCCCAGGGAGCGCGCCGCACGCCTCGCGCTGGAGGCGTGCCCTGACTTGGCCCGCTGGGAGGCATGGCTGACCCACGAACTCGCCCGGCCCTTCAACCGGGGCGAAAACCCGTCCGGCTGGCGCGCCGACGTGGACTGGCTGCTGCGCGCCAAGACGCGCGACATGGTGGCCGACTTCAACCCCAGTGCCTCTGTGGTGGCCGGAAAGACGGCGTCAGGCCACGATGTGCCCCGACTAGGCCCCAACCCCGTCACCGTGTCCCGCCCAACGCCCAGCGGCGATTTGCCGAGACTCTAGCCCATGCTGACAAATCACGAAGCCGAAGCGGCCCTGTTGGGCTCCATTCTCGCTGGAAACGGCACTGTTGAAGACGTCCTCCCGCTGGCCCCGGAGGAATTCTCGCACCTGCCGTATGCGCTGGTGTTCCGCGCCATGGCCTACCTGCACCGTCGCCACCAGCCGGTGAACGAGTTGACGGTGAACGACCGGCTCAAGGCCGCTGGCGAGATGAGCGAGGTAGGAGGCCCAACGGCCGTCATGGCGCTGACGGGGAATCTCCCGCCGCTCGCAACGCCTGCTCCGTTCGCTGCCATGGTCCGCGAGGCTGCCCGGCGCCGTCGCGTGCGAGAGGCCGCCATCCGCGCCGCTGAGATGGCTTGCGACCCAAACGTGACGCCGGAGAAAGCAGCGCTGGACGCCTCCGCAGCGCTCGCCCAGCTTGGCGCTGCTGGCGTGGACAAGGTGAGGACTTTCACCGACTCCATGGAAACGCTGATTGAGCGCCTTCACGCCATCCGAAGCGGCGAGTACCAGCACTACATCCCCACCAACATTGACGTGTGGGACGAACTACTGGGCGGCTTGTCGCGCGGCATCGTCACCCTGCTTCCCGCCTACCCTGGCGTGGGCAAGGGCGCCGTTGCAGGGCGGATGATCCTCAACCTTGGGCAGTGCGGCCGGAAGGTGGGCCTCTTCTCGCTGGAGGACCCTGAATACTGGGTGGCCAAGCGCTACCTTGCGGATGCCTCTGGCGTCCCAGTGCGGACGCTCATGTCGGCTGAGCGCACCAGCGACATCCGCGACCAGTACATTGAAGACGCCGTCATGCAGTCGCGCGAGTGGGGAGAGAACATCTTCATCGACGAGCGCACAGGCTTGTCAGCAGACCAGATTGCCGCCACTGCGCGCCAGATGGTGGTGCAAATGGGGGCCGAGGTCATCATCATCGACAACGCCTCGGAGATTGACGTCTCTGGAGACGAGCGCCACGACATTCGCAGCGCTCACATGGTTCGCGTCCTACGCGACGTGGCGAAGGGCCTCAACGTGGCCGTCGTCCTGCTGATGCACCTGAAGAAGAACGGGAACAGCAGCAAGGAAGGCGCCTTCATCCGACCCACCACGGAGCTTCTGAAGAACACCACTGGCTTTGCCGAGGTGGCGCGCGCCATCGTCGCCCTGTGGCGGCTGGAGGGCGATAACTCCAGCATCGTGGCGACCATCCTCAAACAGACGGAAGGCGAGCGGGACATTGACTTCACGATGCCCTTCAATGCCTCTGCTGGACTCGTGGAGTCGATTGGTGGGCGGAAGCGGGAAGGCGAGAAGGGCTACACCGAAAGCGAGAGGGGAGCGCGATGAAGACGACGTGGGAGGAAGAGGCGAGGCGAGTTGCAAAGGACGTCTACAGGGAACTGCAGCGGCTTGGGTACGAGGTCGCAATAGAGGACGGCATGGTGTACCTCCGCGACAAGTCGGACGGGACATGCTCTTGCATGAAGTTGCGATGGTTTTGCTTCCGCTCTGGAAGCATTGAACATGCGGCGGCCCTGCTGCTTGACGGAGAGCGCTGCATGAAGCCGCTGGGGAACAGCGTCACAGCTTCGCCTGCAGAGGAGATGTTTCGCCGCGAAAGGTTGCCGCCATGCCCGTGGTGACGTGCAAGCCGAAGTGCGCCGTGTCCGACTGTGCGCGTGACGCGTGCCGTGAATCCCTCTGCTCAGTCCACGCGCTGACGTGGCTCCTCACGAAAGACTCGGCGCCGACTCCGGGGCGGGAGAATCGCCTGCGCCAATTCGTAGCGCGGCAGGACGTGCGCGGCGTGCTGCGCAAGGCCACCTCCCCGGCAGGCTTCATTCCTCCAGACACGCGGCGGAAATGTAGACGCTGTAGCCAACCGGCTTTAGAGTCTGGGATATGCGCGGGTCATCTCGCGACGGAGGTGGGGATATGAGCAACGACAAGTCTCGCGTGGTGATGCGGTCCTCTCGCGTCTACGACAAGACTCGACCCGAGGGTAAGCAGGACGTGGCAATCATCGAAGGCGCCATCGGTGAGGACGGGAGCGCCGCCGTCCTCTTCGGATGCCAGAGCGACGGGAAGGTGTGCTGGCTCTCAAAGCAGCACGCCGTTGAGTTCGCCTCATCCATGCTGATGATTGCCCTATCGCTGCCGGGAGACATCCCCGCTGGCGACATGAGCATGGATGCCAAGGACTGGCCGAAGGAGGGCGGAGAATGAACGCGCTCCTCTTCTCGATGGTGGATGCACTGACGCTCCGAGAAATCGCCATGGTGCGCGAGCAGCGCGCGTGGGACCGACGCCACTACAAGTCGTCGCTGCGGTCGCTCTATCAGGAGGACATCCGCGACCTGCGCCGCATGGTGGGCGAGTGGCGCTCCCTTTGGCCGCTGGGAGGTGGGCTTTGAGGATGGCCGCCAAGCGGGACCAGAACGAGCCCGAGATTGTCCGGGCGCTGGAGTTGGCTGGGTGGTCCGTCTTCACGGTGTCGGATACGGGGCTGATGGACCTCCTGTGCATCCGGCGCGGGGTGATTCGGCTTCTGGAAGTGAAGGGGCCGAAGGGCAAGTTGACGCCCGCGCAGGAGAAGACCTTCGCGCGCATCCACGCGGCACTGGGTACCGTCCATGTCGTGCGGACGCCATCGGAGGCGCTGCACGCCGTGGCGCTGGGCGTGGAGTCGGAGTTGGGGCCGCTTGAGTCGGCGCGCGGATTCGTGATGCCACCGCCTGCCATCCAGCGCCAGATTGAGGAGTCTCAACGCACGGCGTCTGTACAGTTGGCGGGATACCGCGTCACCCCTGCCTACCAGAAGGCGCAGACGGAGTCCGTGGTGCCCAAGAGGAGGAAGAAGGCATGAGACGCCTGCTGAAGAGAATCCGGTGCGCGCTGTCCGGGCACACCCTGCCCGCCGCATTCCCGCTGAAGCCAATGGGGACGGCGGCATGCCCCGAGTGCGGCAAGGCGGCGTTTGGCTACGCCCGAATCCACGGCGTGGGCAACGTGGTTGAGTGGTGGCGCCTGTGAGACGCCTGCTCTGCTGGCTCGGGTGGCACGAATCGCCACGGAGCCTTGACCCGCGCAGGCCCGACAAGTGGGCCTGCGTCCACTGCCGCAAACCCTGGATGGAGTGGTGATGGATTTCTATATGGACACCTTCTGCCCCTGCGCGATGTGTGAGAGCAACCGGCGCGCGATGCGCTGGGACCGGCCGCTGACGGAGGCCCGGGACTGGCGCGTGTCCGAGGACATCCGCCGACTGATGCGCGAGCGGCGTGTGAAGGCGGATGTCTACAAGGGCCGCCTGACGATGGATGGCGCCACGCTCAGGCTGGTGACGGAATGAGCCACCTCACACCCCAGCCCCCGCCCGTGAAGGGCAAGGCCCGGCCGACGTGGGAGGGCATTGCGGAGGAGTTCCGCCGTCGCGCGTTTGAACTTGGCGGAGACACGGCTACGGTCTGGGCGCTCATGGTGCAGGACGCCCACGCCCGCGACCTGTTTGGCCGCAATAAGCACGGCTGCCCCCACCAGTCCGACAACGGCAGGGACCACGCAGCAGACGCCTACCAGGAGGCACTGGACGGTGTCTGCTACTGGCGCGCGGAGGCTGACGCGGCCCACCGCTACGGCGACGAGGCGAGGGCCACCGAGGCATGGGCGCTGTACCAGGACTCGCTGCGACTCGCGCACCGCGCCCGGCTGTACCTACTCCGGAGGGATGGGCGGTGAGCAACGTAATTCCGATGGGGCCGCGCACGCTCGCTGTCGCGGTTCGGCAGGATGCCTCTTTCGTCCTTGCTGTGTCGGACCTCGGCTTGCGCCCTCCTGACTGGGAGAATGGCGCCAAGGCGTTCACGTTTAGGCGGCGGAAGTACGATGGGGTCTGGGGCTGGGAGATTGGCCTTCACTGCGATTCGTTCTGGACGAACCTGTCCGTGAAGCAGGTTGCTCCGTTCCCGAAGACAAAGGCCGAGGCGCGGGTGTGGGCAATCGACTTCGCACGGATGCATGGCTTCCAGCCCAAGGAGCGCATCCGACCCCGAGAGCCCAAGTCCCGGCCGTCGCTGTCGGTGATTGACGGTGGCCAGCCGTGAGCCACGTCCACCGCCCGCCCCGGTGCCGCCTGTGCGGCAGGCCCCTGGGGTGTGGCTGCCCGCGGTTGCCGTTTAGGAGGCCGTATGGATGCTGAGACGAGAGAAGCGTTGCTGTGGGCGTGGGCCACGGTGTCCACCATCTTCGCCGTGGCGTTCTTTGCCTACTGGCGCATGGCTGAGCACTTCTATAGGCAGATGCGTGATGGGTGGCGACAGGAGATTAATGCCCGACGAGACCTCATCCTGCATGTTGAGCAGTACGCCACCGCCAAGGCTGAGCGGATGGTTGCAGAGGGGAACCTCGTAGATGCGCTCAAGCAGGGCGCCAAGCCGGAGGCGCAGGCGTTAACTACCTCAAGCCCGGAGAGTGGCCAGACCGGTCAAAGTGCATCCACTCGCACGTCGGAGGAGCAATGCTGGATGGCGTGCGGTGGCTTGTCTGCGCGCGCTGCAATGTCCCTGTGTCCAAGATTCCGGACCGCCAGACGGGGGAGCGTGAGTGCGTGGAATCGCTCTACCGCAACCACTCCGAGACATGCCCATGCAGGTGGCCAGAGGACACCGAGACCACCATGCGCCGCGTCATGGACAAATGACTGCGCGGGAGTTGACTTCACGAAAGAGTCTGGTGCACTATCTCTCTGACTCAAGGGGGATTCATGCACCTGCCTATCCGTGTCGTCGGTCGTAGTACTCCGGTCGAAGTGCCGTTCCAACTCCAGCCGTCGTTCAAGTTCGCCTGCTTCATCCCTGGATACGGGGTGCAGGAGTTCGTGGCGGACCTGTCTTCTCAGGACGTGTTCAAGGCAAATGTCTATGACGTTGAATCCACGCAGGGGCTGCCGATGCCGCGTGGACGCGCCATCCTCGGCCTCATGGAGCGCGAACTTGAAGTTCGTCGCGCCGCCCAGTCCATCCTCTCCGCCATCCTGACGCGCCTTGGGCTGGTGGAGGTGGACGGAGAGCGGAGGTCCACCCATGGCCCCGACGCCCTGATGTGGATTGCCATCGCCCACGACAGGGAGGAGGAGACGAGCAAGGCGTGCAGTCTCGCCCTTGCCGACCTCTCGCCCGTCTGGCGCGACCGCACGGAGCCAGCGCCCAAGGCTCACGTCGCAGCGGACATCCTCGATTCGTACTACCAGCAGGTACAGGACGCCGTGCTGGGTGAGTGGGAGGGCAAGGCAAATCGCAAGGCGGATGAGGATTTGACGACTCACACGGCCGGTGGAAACTCCAAGGTGGCGCCATGAGCGGCGGAGTGATTGACCTCCTCGCGTGGAAGGCGCGTCGCGCGGGGTGGCAGACGATGGAGTCGAACGAAATCGACTTGCAGGTGTATGACAACAAGGACGGACGGGCGCGCTACGTCCTGTGCTTGGGAGAAGACACCGAGGAGTTGCTGCTATCGCCCGACACCCTGCGCAGGTGGGCGGCGAAGATGCTACTTGTTGCGGAGCAGGTGGAAGACGCCGAGATGGCCGGGATTCTGGCGATGGAGGATGCGTGAGCACCAAGGCGAAGGCCATTCCCCTAAAGCGCGAACCTGCCGGTTTCTCGCGCGGCTCATGGGAGTGGGAGAGGTGCTGTTTCTGTCGGACGCGCACGCCCTACTGGACGAACCTGATTGACCGCAGCGGCGGCGAACAGGTGGCCTGTTGTGAAACGTGCGCCGCCGTGAAGATGGCCACGCAGGTCCCCACAAAGCGCGAGTGGTTCGACAAGGAAGCGCGACTGGAGAGGAGACCATGAGCACCAAGGCAATTCGGGAGGCGCTGGATTGGCTGGAGAACTACCTCGGCCACGAGCCCGAGGCGCAGGAGGCGCGCAGGGCAGCACGTGACGAGTTGTTGGCTCTGGAGAAGGCGTGCCAGACGCTCGCTGATTGGGGCGTCGTGAACGAGCTGCTCAAGTCCAAGGAGCCAGAGGTTGATGCCGCTGCTGACTACCTCTACGCCATCGGCCACGCATACACTGAGCGCAATGGGGAGGAGCGCGAATGAGCACCAAGGCGATTCACGATGCGTTGTCGTTGCTGGAAATCTATATGGAGGAGCCCCCGTCCGGGATGAGTGCAGCGAACGCCGCGCTGCTCAATTCGGCGCGCGCCGAAGTCGAGGCCATCGAGCGGGCGGCGAAGGCGCTTGCTGATGACGCCAAGGGGATTTGGCCGAGTAGCTCCGCTGCTCTGAACGAGCGTTACAAAGCGCACCGACTGATGTGGGTCATCGACCAGCAGGAGAAATGAATGCCCGCCCTGCCCATCCGCGTGACGTTCCTTGGACCCAGCGGCGAGGTGCTAGGCGTGAAGACGCTGCGCCCGCACAACACGAACTTTCGACTGCTGGGCGCCCAGCCAAGGGTGACGATTTACCCTCGGAACTGGACGGCCACCTTCCCCCACCGCGACTGCGTGCGCTACGGGGACGGGTGGGCAGTCAGGCTGATGGACGGAGACCCGCTTCCGCTGAAGTTGGAGCCAGTAGACGCCACGCCGAAGTGCGCGTAATGCCGTGATGCCTTCGGGCGATGCAGTACAGCCAAAGGAGAAACCCATGGTCCCGATGTTTTTCGCAGTCGTGAACAACCCCGGAGAGGCGCAGCGCGACCACCGCCTGACGGCCCTGACGCCTGAGAAGGCGATGCAGGAGGCCGAGAAGTTCAAGGGGCACTTGCTGCTGGGTGGGCAGGTCCACGTCATCCGGAACGGCGTGGGTGAGGTGGGCGCCTTCGGGCGGGACGGGCAGGTAGTGGGTTCTTAGCAACGCTGGTGATGCCGAAAGGCGATTTAACCCGCGCCGCCAATGGCGGAGGAGGCAAACGTGTTCGACGCTGGCAACGACTGGCTGCTGTTCGCGGAGAAGGTGCGCGAGATGGGCGGCTCTACTGACGTCCAGTTTGGGAGCCCGAAGAATCCCAAGATAGGTGGGCGCTACCTGTCAACGAACGAGAGCCTAGAGGACGGCCTACAGTTCGGAGACCCATTGGAGGTGTACGCTTCGGCTTGCCCGAAGACGAACGAGGAGTATGGGGCCCTGAAGGAGAGGGGGTTGCTCGGCGTGAAGGTAGCAATCACCTACGACACCGAAACGGCGCTGCTGTTCGCCTTGGCTGGTGTGCGGCCCAACGACTTCGGAGCGGCTGGGCACAGCAGAGAAGTAGAGAAGCGCTATCGCGCGCTGGCAGACGCCTCAATCCAGGCACTGCGCAAGTAGCACCGGGCCCCTTCGGGGGCCTTTCTTTTGACTGTCGCCCGGCACTGACGCAGAGTGAAGGAAGGAGAAAGACCGATGAGTAATGAGATTGAAGAAGGGATGTTGAAGCACGATGCTGCGTTCCCCGTGACGGTGCGCACCGAAAGCGGATTGCTGACTGACTTCGGCCTCTCCCGCCGCGACTACCTCGCCGCCGCCGCGCTGACGGGCTATCTCGCGCACCACGGAGAGCCACAGCGATACAGCATGGACGGCCCGTCTGAGGAGGAACAGCGTCGCGTCGCCAGCCTGAAGATGTACCGTTGGGCCGACGCCATGCTCGCGGCCGGGCAGGAGACGAAGTGATTCTCTTTCCAACTGACTGGCGCTGGCTCCTCTCGCTGGTGCGCGCGCGACTGAGAGGTGGGGCGTGATTGACGTCTTCGGCATCCCATTCACGCTGACCGTCTCCCCGTTTCTGCGTCCGGGGGATGTGTTCCTCTATCGGGCGAACCCGCTCAAGATGAACGCGCAGGTGCTGGTGAGGCACGAGAGCGAATATGCCCTCTGGTGCTCTGGGGCGAAGTGGCATCCATACAGCGGTCACTGTCCGACGTGGACGGATGCCGCCGAGTGCCAGTGCATGTTGGGAGGTGAAGTGTGAAGCATCCTGTCCTCCCCAGCGGCATGGTTTTCGCCCAGAGCACGCGAGTGCTGACAGGCAGGATGCCGCCGCCTCCCGGGCGGCCCAAGCAGGTCCGGAGGAAGCGTGGCAAGTACAAGAAGCCGCGCATGCTCAAGGACAGAATCAGCACGAGGACACGCCCGCCCACGCCCACTGGCCTCCTTTCCGTTGTTCCGCGCATGCCAAGGTGGCAGATGGACGCCATCAAGCAGCTGGCGAATGAGACGCGCGTGCACCAGAGTCACTACCTGCGCGAAGCGATTGAGGATGTACTGCGAAAGCACGGGGCACTATGAGCAACGCGGGATGGATTGGCGTGGACCTGGATGGAACGCTGGCGGAGTACGGCGGATGGCAGGGTGCTGGAGCCATCGGCCGCCCCGTGCCGCTGATGCTCATCCGTGTCAGGGACTGGCTGGACGCAGGCCGTGACGTGCGAATCTTCACCGCCCGCGCTGGAGACCCGGAGTGCCTTCCGGCCATTGAGGCGTGGTGCGTGGAGCACCTTGGCCGCGTACTGCCAGTCACGGCGACGAAAGACTACCGGTGCGTAGCCATCTGGGATGACCGAGCAGTGCAGGTGGTGCCCAACACGGGGCGTCGCGTGGATGGGGAGGACTGATGCTTCTCGCGATGAGGTACATTTACCACGTTCTGTGCGTTGGACTGGCAGTGGCTTTAGTGCCGTACCTGCTTGAGTCTGGCCCTTGGCGCCAGCGGATTGCTATCGGCGTGCTAATCGCCATCATGACGCATGGAACTCTCTGGGGTCGGGAGAATCAATGAACCTCCTCCGCTGCGAGTGCGGCAAGCACCACCTGCATGGGGCGCGGTACTGCGACAGGTGCGGTGCCCAGCCGCCGCGCGCGAGAGGTAGCGGGAGGCTGGAGCCGCAGTCCGTGGAAGAGGCGGACGTTCCCGCGTTCATTGACGCCTGCACCGCCCTCAACGCTGCGCTGAAGCAGACGGGCGGCGTGTGGGGCGTGGCGTGAAAGGCGGCAAGCACCGCCCCTGCCCTCCCGCCGAAGGTGACGTGCTGGAGGTGCTGCGACTGCTCGCGGCGCTGGGGTGGCGGCCAGAGACAACAGAAGCAGTTCAACCGAAAGGAAGCACTCGATGAAGCCCGAAGACATCGCCCGCGTCTGCCACGAGGTGAACCGTGGCTACTGTGCCGCCCTTGGTGACACCTCGCAGGTGCCCTGGGAGGAAGCCCCCGACTGGCAGCGACAGAGCGCCATCAAGGGCGTGGAGTTCAATCTCGCCAACCCCGACGCGCCGCCCAGTCACTCGCATGACTCGTGGCTCGCGGAGAAGCGCGCCACGGGCTGGAAGTACGGGCCGGTGAAGGACGCCGAAAAGAAGGAGCACCCCTGCTTCGTGCCTTACGAGGAGTTGCCCGCCGAGCAGAAGGCAAAGGACTACCTGTTCAAGGCGACCGTCCGCGCGCTGTCCACCACTGCCTAGGTCGGCCACGCGTCTGAGACAACCGAGCCAAAGTAAAACGGGCCCTGGCTTTCGCTGGGGCCCGAGTCGTTTCTGGGTATCTACTTGAGGCCCAGCGCAGCAAGCCTCGCCGCGTCTTCCGCCCGAATCCGGGCGATTCTGGCCTCATTCGCCGCCAGCTCCGGCCCCCACATCTGACGCCACTGCGCAGACTGCCTCTCTTGCAGGCGCTTGGATAGGGGCTCAAGTCCCGCGCTGCGCTCGTCTGGGTAGTGTGGGTGCGCGGTGTCGGGCATGAAGCAATGATGCGACACTCTCTTTCGCCAGTCAACTTTTTGCCATGACACACGCCCCGTGCGACAGTGCTTGGGCCAATCAAGGCAGAGGGTTTGAGATGAACGCGAAGACCACGAAGAAGAAGGCGACGAAGAAGACGAGCAAGGCGCTGGCGAATCAGGGGCGGTACAACATGACTGCCGGTGGTCCGCTGGCCCAGGCATACCCCGAAGTCCCGCTGCCCGACGCGCTCAAGGCGTTCGACGCGGCGCTGAGCAAGGCCCAGGACCTGCGCGCCACCATCTACAATGGCCTTGCTGATGAGTTGTACGCCAACCGCGCCCGGCGCCTCTCGGGCGCCGCGAGCAACCTCCAGCATGCCTCGTGGACGCTGCGCGAATCCGCCTACCGCGAGGCTGACAAGTGAGCCTCATCAAGTTGACGCTGTGGCAGGGAGGCCAACCGCTCTACGTGCTGCCCTCAGAGGTCGTCACCATCGCTCCCTGCTGGCGGGACCGCGACGCGGCCCTCGTGGACTTGCGCACTGGCAAATTTCACAAGGTGCTGGGGACGTCGGCGGAGGTTCACGCACAGGTGTTCGGGCCGCCCAAGGCAGAGCCACAAGCGGCGCAGTAGCCCGCAACGAAAAAGGCGCCGACTCGCGGCGCCCCTCGGCCCTGCTTCGGCGGGGCCGTTTCGTTTCAGCCCCTAGAAGGGCAACCCGGAGTCGTCAATAGGGCCGCCGTAGGAATGGGTCTCCTCGCGCTGCACCGTGCCGCCCTGGCGCGTGATTTCGGCCTCAAGCGCCTCCAGCAGCTGGCGCTCCTTGTCGTGCCAGCGGGCCTTGGACGGGTCGTTGAGAGACTTGCGCGCGTTGGCCGCGTAGTATTCCAGTTCCTGCATGGCCGCTCCGAAGATGGGCGCGCCTTTGCTGCGGCCGTAGTTGGGGAAGGTGCCGCTACCGCCTCCAAAAGCCCCGCCAGAGGCCCCAGGAGCCCCACCACGCGACGAAACGGCCTGTCCCGGCCCGAGCGACAGGGTGCCGCCCAGGACGAGCGTAAAGCCCCCGTCCTGCTGCTGGTAGGCGGTGCCCACTCGGTGCTTGCTGCCGCCAAACTCCACGTAGACTGCGTGCTCGCTCACTTGGTGCTCCCTTTCTCGGACATCGTAATGCTTGCGGCGCTCCACCATCGCGGGACGCTGTGGAACCCGTGGCCCTGTCGCCGCTTGACGCGCAGGCGAGTGATTCGGCCGGTGCCGTCAAATTCAAGGTCAGTCACGAGCCCCCATCTCTGGGTGCGCCCATTCTTCACCTCGTCACCCACGGTCACGTCTTCGCGGTAGAGGACGGTGGTCACGGCTTTGCCCCTTGGCTGGCGCACACGTACTGCACGCGCTTGGTGCCACTCTCAAACTTGCGGACGGCCGCCGTGCCCGCCTTGGCGCACAACTCCTCGGTAGCAAACCCCGGAACAGACGTCAGGGCGTTGGCCTCGCCGTCACCGGCCATGCCAACCCCAACGAAAAGAATCAGCACCCACGTCGTCATGACTCATCTTCCTTTGCGTACTTCGGGGGTGCGTTGATGGCGGCGACAAGGGCCGCGTGCTTCTTGTGGGCGGCGTCAGCGGCCTTCCGGAGCGCTTTCCTGTAGCGCGTCTCCGCCTCTTCCTTGCTCGTGGTCCAGTGGGCTGGCGCCACAAAGAGACTGTAGGACGACTTGCCGCGCTTGGTGAGGTAGTTCGTGGAACTGCCGCTCGTGTAAACCTCGCCATCGTTCACGGTCATGATGCCGACTGTCGTAGCCCACTTGGTCACGTAAGCGGTCGGGACCTTCTTGCCTTCGTTGTCGTTCGACATCACCCCTCCTCCTTGGCGTAAACGGGAGCGCCCTTCGCGAGCGCCTCGTACTTCTTCGCGGCGAGCTTCAGGCGCTTGGCCTCCGTCTCCACCGCCTGACGCCAGCGCTCCTCGGCAACGGCCTTGTCGGTGGTCCATTCCTTCGCGCTGACGTAGGCGTGAGAGCCACGGCCGTAGTTGGACGACACGACTGCGCCCGCCCCTGTCACTAGCGCATTCTCCCAAACAACGACACCCCGCGTCTTCGCCCACTTCGTCACATACGCCACGGGTATGACTTCGCGCGCCATACTGCCTCCTTGAGTGTCCGGAAAGTACCACGAAAGAAAGTTGGCGCAACCTCTTGACCTGCGAAAGAGACTTTGGCAGTATCTGTCCATCAACGCAGGGGGACGCATGGACGAGACGGAGCGGATGATTGAGGAAGCGCTGGAACGGTGGCGGAACCCGCCGCCTATGACGGAGGAAGAGAAGAGGCTGGCGCGGGCCCTGGAGGAGTCGGCAGAGGAGTTGGGTGAAGACGAAGACTAGCAGCAAGGCCGGGCGGGGGCCGAGTCCCGCCACAACCAACCCGAAGTGCCAAGGAGAGTGCCATGTACGGAGATGCGCAGAGGCAGGTGTTTGCGGAACGGGGCGCAGTGGAGACGCGGACGCACGACATGCTGGTGCCGGTGTCACGGCTGACGGACGAAGAGTTGGAGGCGCTGCTGGCGATGAAAATGTACGGCACGGGCCCCATGCGTCGGAATGACACCATCCTCGTGCCCTGCTTCTGGCGCCCCGCTGCTGCCCAACTGCTGGCTGGTTCACGCTGAGGCCGCCATGTACTACGCCAACGTCTACGAGAGCAGCACAGACCGCCCCCGCCGTCAGGACTTGAGCGCGCCCACGCTGTCCGCCGCAAAGTTGGAGTGCGAAGCCCTGTCAGATGCCCTCCGTGCTGGTGACGGCGCTTTGGACCTCTGGTGCGAGGGCTACGAGGAGTTCGGGCGGGAGGGGCGGATGGTGCGGACGTCTGAAGGAATCGACTGGGTGAACTAGCCTCACCCGTTTCTGCCTGGGAGATTCCTCCCGGGCACGCAACACCACCCACCCCGGAGTCACCTTGAAGCGTCTCGCGCTGTTGCTTCTGTTGTCTGGCTGTTCCTCCACCCCGAAGACGTGGCGCCCCAATGGATTCGCGCGGCCCCCGGGCGTCCCGAGCGAGGTGTTTGACCGCTGCGCCAACTCGATGATGAGCGACACGGGGCGCGTCATGTCCGGCGCCGCGCACGAGGGCGGGTTTCAGGCGTTGAGCCTTCACGAGCAGGACTGCATACGGGCGGAGTACCTCCGGGCCTGTCTGGGCGAGGCGTACCGTCTGGAGCGCGCTCAGGGCTTCAAGGTGCGCCCCAACGCGGTGGGCTGGGGCGCGGACTGGGAGGACTTCCTCGACGACGCCGTGGACAACTACTGCGACGACCAGGGCGGAGGGACGCCCGGCGCTCGTGGACTGGTGCGAGTCCTCAACGACTCCGCCGAGAAGGCCGGGCGGAGTTGTGGGGCGTGTGCGGCGAACTAGCCGAGTCGGGCCAGCAACTCCCGCCAGGACTCGGCCACCTCCCCGGTGGGGCTGACGTAGCCCACGCCTGCGCGCAGTCCTTTAGGGGCGCAGGGTGCGCGCAACCTACGCGCAGACTGCTTCTTCGGGCGCAAAGGCAGTGCGGCGCGGCATTCCTGACCGCCGGTCGAAAAACCGGCGCAAGTGCCCGTCGTTAAACAGGAAACACAGCGGGCCTTGACAGACTACACGACGGTACAGTTGCTATGTCGTCCCTCGCGCGCCCGCCGTCGTAGGGCACTGCCCCGCCACAGTCGCGGCGACGGCGCATGGCACGCACGAAGGCCGAGCGCCCGTCATGCCGCAGACCCTCGGTGGGTGTCCGCACAGCGAGGGCGATGGCCCGGCGCCCCGGACTCTGGGGCGAGCGGCGGCGAGGCCACGCCCCGAAGCAGGCGGATACTCTCCCCCGGATAGCCCCACTGCACTGCCCGCGACCAACGGGAGCGCGGACAGGCTTCGGGCTTCGTCGGGGGCAGCGCTAGTTACGGAGGGCGGAGAAGTGGCGGGGTCGCACATCGGGTGTAGGCTGGGGCTCAGCCATGGTTGAGCCGGAAACGTTCGTCCTTGCCCTCGGGTGCGCCATCCTCGGCGCCGCTATCGCCAACGTCGTCTGGGACTTAGTCTGGCCGCCATGACGGCTGGGGACATCGGTGCAATCGTGACTGGAGTCGGAATCATCGCCGCGTTTGTGGACTGTGCGACTGGGTTGCAAATCACCCGTGCACTGTGGCGACTGGTGCGAGGCAAGACGCCAAACCACCTTCGGGGGAGGAAGCCCATGGAGTGCGGAGTGGGCGCCCCGTCAGAGACCCAGTTGCGCGAGGTGGTGCGAGTCACGCGGGTCCGAAGGACTGGTGGGGGCGACAGCCTTGATGGGTGGAATGACGTAGTTCTGGAGGCCATGGACAAGGAGCGGCGCGAGCAGGCCGCCATGTCCAGCCGCCTCCCCGCCGTGCGTGAGCAGGTGGGCCTCGCCAACGCGCGGGCCTTCCAGCAGCGCCACTGGGACTCGAAGGTGTCGCCGTTGGACCAAGCGCGACTGTCGGCATGGGGTGCAGCCCTAAGGGGCTCCGCGTCCATTGCCTTGCCGCTGGAGCAATACCGGGCGGCACTAGAGCACTACTCCGCCGAGCGGGTGCTGAGAGACCCGGACGAGAAGCCGCACCTGTATGGGGTGAGGCTGACTGTCAAGGCCGTGTAGGCGCCGGATGTTGCGCCACCAGCGATGTCGATTTGACACAGGTAGTTAGGGGCCTTACTGTCGGGGCTATTGATTCCCGACAGGAGGCCAGCAGTGTCGGACACACCCAGCAACGACTACCCCGAAGACAAGCCATACAGGCGCCCACACCGGGCGACAGGAAAGAAGGCCCCAGGCGGCGCGCGCCCCGGCGCAGGACGCCCCGAGGGCACCGCCAACGCCTTGCCGCTGGGCTACGTCCAGGCGCTCAAGGGGCTGCGCCACCGCGTCCCTGAAGGCACGCCAGAGGCCCTGGCGGACGTCGCAGGCGTTGCGCTGGACCGCCTCGTGGACGTGATGCTGGAGCGGGTTGAGGACCCCCAGCTCGCCGCGCAAGTGCTCAAGGCGTCCACGCTCATTCGTGCCGAGGTTTGCGGCCCTCCCGCCCAGAAGCACGAGGTGACGGGCAAGGACGGACAGGGCTTGTCCATCAACATCGACCTGACGGCGACCAAGGAGTGACTTGCGTCGCCTACAGGGCCCCGCCTACGGTGGCGGCGTACATGCGCAGTGATGCGTTTGTGCGCTGCATCGTGGGCCCTGTAGGCAGCGGGAAGTCCTCCGGCTCCGTGGTGGAGATTCTGCGCCGGGCGGCTGAGCAGGCGCCCAGCGATGACGGAGTGAGGCGTACGCGCTTCGCCGTCATCCGCAACACCTACCGGGAACTGGCCGACACCACACGCAAGACGTTTGAGCAGTGGATTCCGCAGACACCCGCGTTTGGCCGCTGGTACGAGAAGGACTTCACCTTCGTCGCGGACACGCCCATGCGCGACGGCACGCGCCTGCATTGCGAGGTGCTTTTCCGGGCGCTGGACAGGCCGGAGGACGTCAAGAAACTCCTTTCGCTGGAGTTGACGGGGGCCTACCTCAACGAAGCGCGGCAGATACCTAAGTCCATCCTGGACGTCCTCTGTGGCCGCGTGGGGCGCTACCCGTCCATGCGTGAGGGCGGCGCGACGTGGTTTGGGATTTGGATGGACACCAACCCGTGGCACACCGGCCACTGGGGCTTTCGCCTCTTCAGCCGCGAGTGCCCGGACGGGTACGCGCTGTTTGAGCAGCCCTCTGGCCTCGGCCCCGACGCTGAGAATCTAGAGAACCTGCCAGCGGGCTACTACCTGCGCCAGCAGGCCGGAAAGGACACCACGTGGATTGCGGAGTACCTGGAAGGCAAGTACCCCAGCCACGACAAGGGCAGCATCTACGGGGACCTCCTCGCGGCGCTGGAGGCCCGTGGCGGCATCTGCAGCTTCGCCCACGAGACGGGCAGCATCTTCACCTCGTGGGACTTGGGGCGGGCGGACTCCACCAGCATCTGGTTCTGGCGCCTCCGTCCGGGCGGGGTGGACGTCATCGACCACTACCGCAACAACGGAGAGCCTCTCAGCCATTACTTCGGCGTGTTGGATGAGAAGGCCAAGGCGCTGGGCTACCGCTACCTGAAGCACGTCCTGCCGCACGACGCCCGCGCGAAGACGCTGGTGACGCGCTCCTCGGTGCTGGAGCAGGTGGTAGCCAAGTACGGCGCTGGAGGCGTCACCATTGGCCCCTCCCTGAGCGTGGAGGACGGCATTAGCGCCGCGCGCGCACTGCTGGAGGGCGACATTCGCTTTCACGTCCGCTGCGACAAGGCGCCAGTGCAAGGCTTGGACAGCGGTCTTGAGGCGCTGCGCAGCTACAAGTACCAGTACAGCGAGCGGCTTCAGACGTTCTCCCGCGAGCCCCTGCACGACTGGGCCAGCCACGACGCGGACTCGTTCCGCTACCTCGCCACGTTCGCCCAGGTGGCCCGGATGATGACGACGCACGAGGAGGCCAAGCCGAAGCCAGCCTTCCGCGACATGCGAGACCTCGTGCTGGACGATGAGCTTTGGAGTACCGCACCGCAGTCTGGAGGCAGACGGATATGAGCGAGACGAGAGAGCAGTTCTTGGAGCGTGCATTGGAGCAGGCTCGCCGGGACATCAAGACGGCGGAAGGGGCCCTGGACGAGCTGATGAAAGTTGGTGAGGAGTTCGGCTGGAACGTACCGGGGGAGACCCGTTTCCTTCCGGCGTTCATGCGCGAGGCTCTTCAGAAGGCTTACAGGTCACCACTGTGCACGTTTGCCATGGCCGACACGGAGGCCATGGCCATCACTCACGTCTGCCGACTGCCGCTGGGGCACGACGGAGGGCACGACATTCAAGAGGTGGGGCTGTCGGCGCCCGCTCGCTCAGAGGCGGCGAAGTACCGAGCGGCACTTGGGCGGCTAGATGAGGCAGCCAGTCGCATGCCGTCTGCCGCGAAGAGGCACGTCCGCGAGGTGCTGGAGTGGTTGCTCAGTCTTGAGGTGGAGGACAAGCCATGAGCACGCCGAAGCAGGACGCGAAGGGCAAGCCCGTTTCGGATTTGAAGGCGCTCTACGCGCGCGACGTTCGGGACCTCATTCCGTCGCCCGAGTACTTCGAGGCGGAAGCGTGGTTCTGCGGCTACGAGTCCGTCAGCGCCGCGAAGTCCGCCGCCGAAGAGGCGGCCGACGTGTGGAACTGGCGCCGCCCAGTTGATTAGGCGCCTAACTAGTTGTAAGCAGGCAGGTAGGAGATAAGGGCTTGGCCGACCAGACAAACTTCAGCGACGACGCACGCGGCTGGGCCCAACGCTGGCAGGTGGAGTTGCAGGCCGCGCGTGAGGGCGTCGAGAAGTGGCACACCCAGGGCAAGAAGATTGTCCGGCGCTACCTGGACGAGCGCGACAACGAATACCTGGGCGAGACGCGGTGGAACCTCTTCACTTCCAACGTCCAGACGCAGATGGCGACATTGTACGGCCAGACGCCCACCGTGTCCGTGCAGCGCCGTTGGGCGGACGCCAACGACGACGTGGCCCGGGTGGCGGCTGAACTCCTTGAGCGCCTGCTCAACTCCGACATCGAGAAGGACTCAGACACCTTCGCGCAGGCCCTCCAGTACGCGCTGGAGGACCGCTTGCTGCCCGGCCTGGGCGTGGTGCGCGTCCGCTATGGCGCTCAGTTTGAGGAGGTGCCAGCCGTCCCCGCCCAGGTGGACCCGGTGACTGGTGCCGTCCTCGCCCCAGAGGTGCCCGCCACGCAGCGCAAGGTGTCCGAGGAGGTGGCCACGGACTACCTGCACTGGCAGGACGTCCTCTGGAGCCCCGCGCGCGTCTGGCACGAGGTGCGCTGGCTGGCCTTCAAAGCGGAACTGGGTGAAGCGGAATTCAACGCTCGCTTTGACCCGACTGGCGAGTTGCTCCTTTGGTCCAAGGTGCCGAAGGCAAACAAGCCAGACGACCACCGCGACAAGGTGGCCTCGCCGTGGGACCGCGCCTGCGTCTGGGAAATCTGGGACAAGGACCGCCGCAAGGTGGACTGGTACGTCGAGGGCTACGTCGAGGTGTTGGACTCCAAGCCTGACCCGTATGGGCTGGAAGGCTTCTGGCCGATGCCTCGCCCCCTGCTGGCGAACACCACCACTACGAAGCTGATGCCGCGTCCGGACTACGCGCTGGCTCAGGACTTTTACAACGAAATCGACCTCGTCTCGACTCGCATCACCCTGCTTGAGCGCGCCATCCGCGTGGCTGGCGTCTACGCCAAGAGCGAGGGCAACTCGATTGGGCGTCTCGTTGGCGAGGCCCAGCAGAACGAGCTAATCCCCGTGGACAATTGGGCCGCCTTCGCTGAGAAGGGCGGCATCCGGGGCATGATTGACTGGCTCCCGCTGGAGCAAATCACCACGGCCCTGACGGCCCTGCGCGACTACCGGCGCGAGTTGGTGGATGCGCTCTATCAGGTGACGGGACAGGCCGACCTGATGCGCGGCGCCTCGGACCCGCGAGAGACGGCCATGGCGCAGGGAATCAAGGCCCGCTTCGGAAGCGTCCGCCTCCAGCGCCTCCAGGACGAGATTGCCCGCTTTGCCTCGGACGTGCAGAAACTCAAGGCCGAGCTGATTTCGAAGCACTACGACGTGGCGAGCATCCTCGCGCAGTCGAACGCTGAGTTTACCTTTGACATGCAGGTGGCTCCGCAGGCGGCCGAACTGCTCAAGTCCTCGTTTGCGCAGTACCGAATTGAGGTCAAGCCCGAGGCCGTCAGCCTCACCGACTTCGCTGCGCTCAAGCAGGAGCGGATGGAAGTGCTGGCGGGCCTTGCCTCGTTCATGCAGGCAGCGGCCCCGCTCGGCCAGCAGGTGCAGGGCAGCGCGCCGTTCCTGCTCCAGATGATGCAGTGGGCGGTGGCGGGGCTCCGAGGCAGCAGCGGCATCGAAGGCGTGCTCGACCAAGCGATTACTGCCGCCCAGCAGGCGCAGGAGGCCGCCGCACAGGCCGGGCCCCAGCCGCAGCCGCCTGACCCCAAGGTGCTCGCCCAGCAAATGAAGGGGCAGCAGGAAATCGCCAAGGTGCAGGCTGAATTGCAGGCCGACCTGATGCGCACGCAGGCTGAGACGCAGGCCAATGCGGAGAAGGAGCGCCAGCAGGCGGAGTGGAACGTCCGCGAGCAGGCGCAGAAGACGGCCATCATGCAGGCGGCGCGCGTGAATCCGAATTCACCCAGAGGTGGAGCATGAGTCGTCGTCGCTACGTCTACCGCCCCAACCCTGAGACTGGACGCGTTGAGGCTGTCGAGGTGACGCCGGACTTTCAGGCGCACGAGGAGCGTGCCCCCGTCTACGTGGACCTCTACATGGACGGCATGCGCGCCACGGACGGCACCGACATCGGCAGTCGTGCCAAGCGCCGTCAGTACATGCAGGCCCGAGGAGTTGCCGACGCCTCCGACTACACGGAGACGTGGGCCAAGGCAGAGAAGCAACGTGAAGCGTTCTACTCACCGGACGCCAAGCACGACACCCAGACGCGGAGGGAGGCACTCATCCGCGCGTTTGAGAGGCACCGAAGATGAGCGACGACATCCGTTCCGCTGTAGCAGCGTCCTTTGACAAGGTGGAGAGCAGCGCGCCAGCCACCCCCACCCCCACCGAAGCGCCGTCCACTCCCGCGCCCGTTGAGGCGAGCGCCCCCGCTCCAGTGGAGGCTGAGCCTGCTGCCGAGGCGACGGCTGCCGCCCCCGCTGCGCCGCCTGCGAATGGAGGGGACAAGCCGGGCCAGTCGGCTCCTGCTGTCCCCCCTGAATCCACCCCGTCCGCGCCGAAGGTGCCCGAAGTCAAAGCGCCGCAGAGTTGGAAGCCTGCCCTGCGCGAGCACTGGGCCAAGGTGCCGCCCGAGATTCAGGCTGAGGTGGTGCGCCGCGAGCGTGAGGTGCAGTCCGCGCTGCAAGAGGCGTCCGAGGCCAAGCGCACCGCTGGGGCCTTTCAGCAGGTGCTGAGCCCCTACATGGGGATGATTCAGGCGGAGGGGCAAGACCCCATCAAGGCCGTGGCTGGACTGCTCCAGACGGCTGCCGCACTCCGTACCGCCCCGCCTGCGCACAAGGCCGCGCTGGTGGCCCAAATCATCACGGGCTACGGTATCAGCACGGAGGACATCAACGCCGTGCTTCAGGGCCAGCAACCCGCGCAGGGGCAGCCCCAGGCGCCGCAGCACTTCGACCCGGAGGCCATCGCGCGGCAGGCCGAAGAGCGCGTGCGGCAGAGTTTCGCCCAGCAGGCCCGCCAGCATCAGATGCGGCAGGCCGACAACGAACTTCAGGCTTTCATCTCCAGCGGCAAGGCGGAGTTCTTCGAGGACGTGAAACACATCATGGGCAGTCTCATGGCTGCCGCGCATGATGCAAAAATCAGCTTGACACTTGAGGACGCATATGCTCAGGCTGTGGCAATGAGCCCGGACCTCAAGCCGGTGCTCCAGCAGCGGTCCGAATCCGCCCAGCGCGCCAGCCAAGTTGCCGCCGCGCAGCGAGCCAAGGCCGCAGCGTCGTCCATCAAGACGACTCCGGCGCCCATCGCGGCGGCGGCCCCGGCAACCATGCGGGGGGACATTGAGGCGGCCATTGCCAAGGCGTCTGGTCGGTGAAGTGGCAGTGACGTAGTCGCAGTGCCGAAGTGAGCGAGAGCCACACGGGCCCACTCGCTGTTTGAGCCCCCATTTCGCGGCGGGGCGTGAGCGAACGGCTAGGCCGTCCACGCGCAGAAGCACGCGAGATTTCAACTCAACCAGCGAGGGCCTTCATGGCTTTCCCCAACATCAGCGACATCATCACCACGACCATCGAGTCGCGGTCCGGCAAGATTGCCGACAACGTCACCAAGAACAACGCGCTCCTCACCTTCTTGAACAAGCGCGGCAACCAGCGCCCCGTCTCTGGCGGCTACACCATCCTTGAGGAGTTGTCCTTCGCGGAGAACGGCAACTTCGGGTGGTACTCCGGCTACGACGTGCTGCCCACCGCGCCGCAGGACGTGCTGTCTGCCGCCGAATTCGCTTTCAAGCAGGCGGCTGTCCCCGTCGTCATCTCCGGCTTGGAGATGCTCCAGAACGCAGGCAAGGAGCAAATCATTGACCTGCTGGAGTCGCGCCTGAAGGTGGCGGAGTCCACCATGGCCAACCGCATCTCCGAGGCGCTCTACTCGGACGGCACTGGCTTTGGCGGCCGCCAGCTGACCGGCCTCGACGCGGCCGTCCCCGTGACGCCCACCACCGGCACCTACGGCGGCATTGACCGCGCCGTCTGGGCCTTCTGGCGCTCGCAGGTGGAAGACATGCCTGCCGTGGCCACCGTCAACACGATTCAGCCTGCGATGACAACGCTGTGGACCAAGTGCGTCCGTGGCAGCGACACGCCGGACCTGATTGTCGCTGGCAACACGATTTGGAGCACGTTCGCCAACTCGCTCCAGATGAACCAGCGCTTCACCAACACGGAGACGGCCAACCTCGGGTTCAAAAACCTGGAGTTCATGGGCACGCCCGTCGTGCTGGACGGTGGCATCGGCGGCTTCGCGGGCACCAACACCATGTTCTACCTCAACACCAAGTACCTGCACTTCCGCCCGCACTCGCAGCGCAACATGGTGCCGCTGAGCCCGTCCCGTCGCGCCGCTTTCAATCAGGACGCCGAGGCGCAGATTCTCGCCTGGGCTGGCAACCTCACCTGCTCCGGCGCCCAGTTTCAGGGCCGCCTCGTTGGCGAGTGACAAGGAGACACCACCATGGCCTTTCAGCACTCTGACTTCGGCGTCCTCCCACAGAACTTCTACGACACCTCCACCACGCAGAACGCCCCGCTCGGCACCGTCCGCCGTGGGCAGGATGCGGTGTATGGCGAGGGCGAATTCGTCTACCTGCGCGGCGTCGTTGGTACCGTCGCGGGTGACGCCGTCATCTACGACCAGCGCCTTGGCACCACCACGCGCGCAGTGGCTGGCAGCCGTGGCCCCATGGCCATTGCCCTGTCTGCCAACGTGGCCAACCAGTACGGCTGGTACCAAGTGAGTGGCAGCGCCGTCGCGCGCACTGCTGCGGCGGCTGTCGCCAATGCGCCCGTCTACGTCACTGCCACGGCGGGACAGGTGGATGACGCGGTGGTGGCCACCGACAAGGTGGACGGCGCCCGCTACAAGTCCGCCTCTGACGTACCCTCCGCTGGCTTCGCCGTCCTCCAGTTGTCCCGCCCGTCGCTCAACGGCAACGGCTAGTAGTGCCCGGGAAGGCGGCCAATTCTCTGGGTGGTTGGCCGCCCTCCTGTCTCACCCAGACACCCCAGAGGGGCAACACCATGAGTCTTTCAGACGTCGGAATGGCCGAACTGGCCGAGGCGAACAACGCGGGTCGCGACGACATGGGGGCTGACAAGCTCTTCGTTACGTTCCGCATGCACCCGGTACTGGACGAGGTGGCCACCGCTGCGGCGGGCGGCCGGCCGGTATACGTCGAAACCGAGTTCATCAAAATCATCGTCCCCGGCGACAAGCACAACACCGTTGACCGTCCCGTGCGCGAGAAGGACAAGCGTCTGCACCGCAAGCGCTACGAGGCTTTCAAGGCCGGGCAGCAGTCGGTGGTGGATGGCACCCCCTTGCGCGAGTGGACGGGTTGCACGCGGAGCGAGGCGGAAATGCTGGCGTACTACAAGGTGCTGTCCGTGGACCACCTCGCGGAGTTGAGCGACGGCGCCATTTCCGAGATTGGCCCGATTCGTCACCTCGTCGAAAAGGCCAAGCGCCACATTGAGGCCGCGAAGAATGCGGCGCCCGCCGAGAAACTGGCCGCCGAACTCAAGGCCAAGGATGCGGAAATGGAGTCGCTGCGCCGCCAGATGAAGGAACTCACTGAGCGCGTCGAGAAGCAGCAGGCGGGGCGCAAGTGATGCGAGTCACCTTCAGCGCGGGCACGCGGAAACTCGCGGACGGAACAAGCGAAGAAACCGAATTTGTCTGCATTTCAACGGGCCGAGATGGTAAGGACGTCGTCTCACGTCTCGCCACGGATGCAGACAAGGCGCGGTGGCCCGAGGAGTACGCCGCGTTTGTGGGCGTCTCGGACGCGCCTGCCATTGAAGCCGCTCTGGCCGTTGCGCCGAGCAAGAAGCAGAAACCACCAAAGGGGTAACGAGTGTCGAACTGGGATACGGTTGGAAGCGTCGTCAACGATGCGGCGGTTGAGTTGGGGCTGATTTCAGCCGACATCCCAGACCCATTCGGCTCCT